AATCGCATTGGTGCCATCAATCAGGGTGCCAATAAGAAAGAACATTTTCTTGAGACTTATGCGCATGAGACGCTATCGGCTTTCAATGCCAATTGTATCTATCAGGACAAGCATTCTGTCCGCAATATTGATCATGGGCGTTCGGCGCAGTTTCCGGTTTTTGGTCGGATCAAGGCGCATTACCATACCCCAGGTACGGAGTTGCTTGGTACGCCGATGAATATAGGCAAGCGCACCATTGAGATCAATGACAAACTCGTTGCTGAAATTTCCATTGCTGATATTGATGAGGCGATGTCGCATTTTGAGGTTCGTGGTGAATATGCAAAAAGCATGGGCGCGGCCTTGGCCAACCATTATGACCAGAACGTCTCCCGCAACCTTGTTCTGGCAGCCCGTGCACCCGCAACCATTACCGGCGAGCAGGGCGGCAGTGTGATCAATGGTGGTGCCAATGTCAAGACGGATGGGGACTTGATCAAAAAGGTGATCTTCACGGCGGCTCAAATACTGGATGAGAAGAACGCCCCTGAGATGGAGCGTTTTTGTATCTTTGCTCCTGTTACCTATTATGTAGCGGTACAGAACAAGGACTTGATCAACCGTGATTTTGATGGTGATGGTTCGATTTCCAAGGGAATTATTGGTACGGTTTCTGGCATCCAGATTGGCAAATCCAATCACGTGCCTCAGACCGATGAGAGTGGTTTGACGGATATTCCGGCTGCCTATCGCCATGATTATTCCAAGACGGCGTTCCAGATTTTCCATAAATCTGCTGTTGGAACGGTGAAACTGATGGAGCTGGCGAGTGAGACGGAATATTCCGCCCGCCATCAGGCAACGATGCTGATCAGCTCTTATGCTGTTGGTCATGGTATCTTGCGGCCTGAGAGCGCAATTGAGGTCACGACTGCCTAGGCATAATAAGCACTTGTAACATTAACTGGCCGAGGCTCTGGAAACAGGGCTTCGGCTTTTTGTTCATGAGAGGAAAAAGCATGGAAATATTAGGCGCGGCCACGGAACTGTCTGCGGTCAATGAGATGCTGGCCTCGGTGGGGGAAGACCCTGTTGAGGCTTTGGAAATTTTACCGCCTTCTGGCTTGACGGCACTGGCGATATTGCGGGGGATGAGCCGTGATACACAGGAAGAGGGTTTCTGGTTCAATGAGGAGGTGGCTTATGAATTGAAGCCTGATCCGCAAACGAAAGAGATCACGATCCCTGACAATATCTTGCGGATTGATAGTGAGCAAGGCGATTGTATCCGGCGGGGCAACAGGTTTTATGACAGGGAGCATAAGCGATTTACTTTTGACGAGGCGGTCAAATGCGAGGTGGTGCTGCATCTGCCATGGGCTGATCTGCCAAGTGTGGTGCGCCGTTACATCACGGCGTTAGCGACTGAAAAGTTTATTGAGAGCTTTCCCGCTGCACAGGCAACCACGGAAGCCAGACTTCGCAACCTTTCCCGTGCCAAGGCAGCTTTTGAAAAAGCGGCGATCAAAAATGCTGATTACAATCTGCTAGGCAATCAGACTATCCAATATCGTTTGAGGAGGTCATAATGTTTTTATCGCATTTTTTAACCAAAAACCGGTATCCACTTTTTGGAAAATGCCATGATGAGGGTTGAGGGTGGAACATCCAATATCATCAATGGCGTGTCAAGGCAGCCGAGCGAGATCAGGCTCACCTCGCAATTGGAGGAGAGTGTCAACCAGTTTCCGACCTTGACACGGGGGCTGGTGCCGCGCAATCCGTGTCTGTTCAAGGGGGTGATCAACAGCCCGAAACCTTCCCGCGCCATCACACATTTGATTGATCGTGATGAGAGCGAACACTATGTGGTGACGATCTCACCGACCGGCATCAAGGTTTATGATCTGGCAGGTCAAGAGCAAACAGTCAATGCACCGCAGGGTTATGATTATCTGGCAACAGGCACGGCGGCAACATTGGAAGCCCTCACGGTTGCTGATCATACCTTTATTCTCAACAAAAATGTCACGGTTCAAGCGGCAGCGGAACTTTCCCCTGCTTATTTGGGTGGCGGTCTGGTGCATGTGGTGCAGGGGGGTTATGGGGAATTTTACAGGATCATGATCAATGGCGAACAGGTTTCTCAAGAAAAGACCGCTACCTCCTACTCAACCAGTCATACAGATTCACAGTGGCGGGTAGAACATGTAAAGACCCCATCCATTGCCTATAGATTAACAGTCAATCTCAATCTTCCCAATAGCGAGTGGGGGAAAGTTCTCCATGATAATGTCATTCATATCTGGCGTCTGGATGGTGGCGACTTTACCTTGGTAACAACAGGCGGAGACGATAGAATCCGTGCGCATAAGGGAACTGTTCCCAATTTGTCAGACCTGCCGCGCAAAGCCCCTGATGGTTTTGGCATCAAGGTGACGGGGACTCAAGAGAGCAATTATGATGATTATTATGTCAAGTTTGTCAAGCCGGATGGTGTTGGTGAGGGAAGCTGGAAAGAGACTTTAGCCCCTGAAATTCCTTACAGGATTGAAGCCGCAACCATGCCGCATATACTGGTGCGGGAAGCGGATGGGTCGTTTACATTCAAACAAGCGTCTTGGGCAGGGCGTGAGGTTGGTGATCTGGAAACCAACCCATGGCCTTCCTTTGTTGGCAATAAAATCAGCGGCATGATCTTTTTTAAAAACCGGATGGGTTTCCATTCGGGAGAGAGCATTTCGATGTCGCGCAATGATGATTTTTTCAATTTCTTTATTGAGAGCGTGTTGACGACCTTGGATACTGATCCGGTTGATGTGACGATTTCCTATGCCGATGTGTCGGACATTGCCCATGCTGTGCCTTTGGGTTCCGAGATGGTGTTGTTCACCTCATCGGTGCCGTTCAGACTGGCGACCAATGGCGAGTTGTTCACGCCGAAGACGGTTTCGATTGAACCGTTGCTGAGCCTGTCAACATCAAGTTTGGTCAAGCCGGTTGCGAGTGGTGACAGGCTTTATTTTGTCAATGACAAGAAGTCTGGTGGCTTTGTTCATGAATTGCTGGTTGATGAGGCGAGCGGTGTCAAACAGGCACCGACTTTGACGGATCATGTTCAAGGCTATATCCCGTCCGGTATTCATTTGATGGCGGCGGATGATGATCTGAAAATTCTTCTCCTTGTCTCCAAGCAACAGCCAAATGTGCTTTATGTTTATAAATGGCTGTGGGTGGGGCAGGAGAAAGTACAGGCAGCATGGCAGCAATGGGCGATTGATGCACCCATTCTGGCGATGAAATTCTTTGACGAAGAGCTAGTGCTTGTCACGGACAGAGGGACAAGCCGCGAAATCTTGGCTTTGAATTGTCATGAGGCATGGGATGGGGGCTGGGTTTTTGTACCCTTGCTTGACCGGCTGGTGGAAGTGTCGGGGCGTTATGATCCGGCATCTGATCAGACCCACTTCACGCTTCCCTATCAGGCCTCGGGCGTGATGGCACTGGGTGCTTCTCAAACCAATTTTGGCCTTGAGATGGGCATTGATAGCATCAACGGCAAGCTCGTTGTCATTGGTGGCAACATTACCGATCTGGTATTGTTTGGCTTTGCCTATGACAGTCATTGTATCTTGTCGAAATTCCATCACCGGACGACTGACAATCATGGTTCTTATGGCAATGCGCTTGCGGGGATGCGGCTCACTGTCGCCAATCTGTTATTGGAGACGGGGACATGTGCTTACCTCACCGTGACATTGGATCGTGATTACCGCAAGCCGTTCATCTACAACTTCTCTGCGGCTCAGCTTGGCACCAAGACAGCCAAGGTGGGGGAAGTGGTGATGGGCAAGATTGACAAGACGGTTTCGATCATGAGCGCGGCTTCCGACTTCCGGCTCAAAATCGGGGCGAGATCGCCCTACCCTTATGCACTTTTATCTTACCGCTGGACGGGGAAGGCCCATCATGGCGCATACTAACATGATCAGCAAACACGGTTTGATTACCAAAACCACATTAGATGACTGTTTTGAATTAAACTTCAAGGCAAGGCCACAAGATCGGGCGGAGGTTGAAGATATATCTGGTGAAACTTTGCTGGACAATCTGGAATATGGGTTGAAACATGCCAAGCCTTGTCTTACTGCCCGCACCCACTCCGGCGCGTTGCTGGGAATATTTGGTGTTATTCCTTTGTGGTGTGAGGTTAGTTCGATTGCCTTTATTGGGACAAAAGAGATTGAAAGAAACAAATATGCTTTCCTGCGTGGGGCTAGGGATGCTCTGGCTTATGTAGAGAAATTGCCAGATTGCCGGTTTCTAACCAATCTTGTTGATTGTCGCAATGAGCTTCATATCAAGTTTTTGAAGAGGCTAGGCTTTCATATGCATGAGCGGATTGAGAATTTTAATCAATCAAATATTTCGGCGATGAAATTCTGGAATTTTCCAAAATCGCCATAGTGGCTCTTGCAAGGCGATAGAGAGGTTTTACTCTCACTCAAGTGTTCAATACCAACCATCCCCATAAATCGTCTGTGCGGCCATTTGTGGGGATATTTTTTTAGGGGCTGTCCTAGATAATGGTTATAATCTAGGATGGTTATATGAGGAAGAGCCGAATTAGTGGATACAAGCAAGAACGATTATTGGCGTTGTTTA